AATAGTTGACCCCAACCCATAATCGTTCTCCTTGTTACCTAACCTAAGTCGCAGGAGTCTGCGCTGTAAGCAAACCGTTTGTAAAAGTCATGCTGCCGTCTGCGCCGAGTGCGGTCAGTTTAGCAGTCACGATTGTGGCGCTAACGCCAGCAGTGGAAGTGCCTGTCCCGCCATTGGCTATGGGCAGGATACCACTGACTTGCGTAGTTAGACTCACCCCACTCAGCGTCCCACCAAGCGTCAGGTTGCCTGCTGTGGTGACCGTACCTGTCAGCGTGATGCCGTTGACCGTGCCAGTGCCGCCTACGCTGGTCACCGTGCCAGCACCTAGGTTGGCCCTAGCTGCTGCGGCTGTCGTAGCGCCAGTGCCGCCGTTGGCTATTACCAATGTGCCTGCCAGCACCACCGCACCAGTTGTTGGGCTGCTGGGCGTAAACCCAGTTGTGCCTGCGCTAAAACTTAACAGACCGCTGGATGCCACGGTAATCGTCCCAGCGCCGTTGGTCACGGTAATGCCAGCGCCAGCCGTCAAGGTGTTAAGCGTGTAGCCCGTGCCGTTGCCAATCAGCAGTTGGCCGTTGGTCGGAATAGTGCCTAACCCCGTGCCGCCGTTGATTACTGGCGTGATGCCGAGGCCAGAGCCGGTGATGGTATAGACGTTGTTGAGCCAACGAAACCATTGGGTCGTAATCTGCCCGTCTTGGGTAAAAGCAACCCGAGGCGCAGGGATTTGGGTAATGTCTGCCATATCAACTTGACGTTGGACTCAACACCAACTCAGCACCCATAATGGCGATCTTTACTGGGTCAGTACCGCTGACCTCGTAGACCCGATCCCTAGACGAACCAAGCCGCCGCCAGAACGTGCGATACCCAAACTCACCAATCTTGCCCATGCTAGTCCAATGCTCACTTGACCAGGTGTGACCGCTATCGTCGCTCCAGCGCAGCATAACTTGCGGGTCGTAGCCTGGTGTGGCTAGGAATGACTCGGTGACAATATCCGCGCCGTCAATGTCTGGGCCGGTGTAGGCAAAAGTCACCAAGTTCTCACCCGGCAAGCCCAAAGACGGTTCAGTAATGATTTCAAGGCCCGACTCAGTTGCCAGATATTCCCAATCAAACTCAGCAATCAGTTGGTAGCTTGGCCCTGCTGGTGGGACGTTTGCCGACTCGGTAAGGATGCCGTCAGCAGTTTGCTCTGGTGTAACGCCCAGCCCTACGCCTGTTTCAGCGTCAAGTTGCAAGGTGTGGTGGGCTGTGCGCTTGAGATTGTTCTGGCCTGACGGCAACGCCCTCCATGAGCGTAGCCACTTTTGGATGCCGCCGTTGTCAGCGTACACATCCAAGTCAAAGGCGTAGATGTTGCCGTTAACGTAGTCACCAACCACAATTTGGCTGTTGAACGCTATCTGGCAGTTTGACCTGTGGCGCATGAACAGGCCGTTGTCAAACCCAGCCCGTTCGTGCCACGCCTGCGTAGACACATCGTAGACCCAGGTGGCGTTGCCGGTGGGAAATGTCAGGACGTAGAAAGCATGGCCTTCTTGCTGGTAAGTGTAGGCAATAGCGTCAGAAATGTCGCCGTACTGGGCAATGGCAAACTCAATAGCATGGGTGCTAACCCGAGTGCCGGTGTAGCCATTGGCCCGGTAGACGATGCCTTGGCCTCGCGCATCTGCGCCTAGCCAGAAGATGCCGTTGTCCAGCTTGGCAACAGAGAAGGTTGCAGCGCAGCCAATCTCATTGAAAGCGCCTTGAATGCGGGTCATAGGGAAGTCGGCGGCGCCAGAGTCGTACCAGACCTCGACTGAGTTAGTGCCGAACAGCCAAATCTGCCCGTGGTCAATGATCATACTGACCAAACCGTCAGGCGAACCTTCGGCACTGGCAAAGTCAAGCGGGTCAACGGAAGATCCGTCCAGCAGTTGCGTCACCCAGAATACCTGGCTGTTTGGTTGGATGAAGACAAAGTAGCCGTCTAGGTAGCCAACTACCAACGCGCCAGCAAAGTCAACGTCTGTGATCTGGGCAAAGACTGCCGTGCTGCTGTTGTAAATGTAACCCGGCCCATTGGCCGCAATGAACAACTGAGTGCCGTTGTCGCTCATGCTGACGGGGCCAGTGCCTGCTACCGTGCCTCGCAAGGTGGCTACATAGCCCGTGGTGAGGCTGTAGAGTTCCGTGCCACTAACCACATAGGCAACGCCGTTAAACGTCCACAATCCCCGTATTGGCCCCGTCCCAACCGTCACCAACAAGTCAAGCCCAGGCGCCCGGTTTAGAAACCCGCCTGTCTCTCCTCCGTCTGGGACGACTTCTGGGAAAAGGTTGACCATCCTGTTATCCGCAGCATTGACGCTACGGGCAACATAGGCGCTGCCCAATATAGGCGACTTCATGCTATACTAACCCTATGTTGAACATATGTTGAAAGGTTAACGCTGTGAAAATAACGCCAGAACACGTGCGAGATGTGCTTAATTATGACTCCGCAACGGGTATTTTTTGTTGGCGTAAAAAAGTTGCTCAACGAGTGCGTGTTGGGGATTATGCGGGCAGCAAACATCATAGTGGGTATTTGAGCATATTTACTCTTGGCAGAAGTCATAGAGCGCATCGATTGGCATGGATGCATTACTACGGAGAACAACCGCCAAAATTTATTGACCACATAAACGGCAAACGATCTGATAATAGAATCGCAAATCTTCGGGCGGCTACCGCAACAACAAACGCCGAAAATAAGCGCGGTGGGCAAAAAGGTTCTGCATCTGGGTTGCTCGGTGTCGCTCAAAACGGAAGCAATTGGCAGGCGTACATTTGCGTTCAAAAAAAACCAATTTACCTTGGCACGTTTAAAACACCCGAGGAAGCGCATCAAGTTTATCTTGCGGCAAAACGTAAGTATCATGTCGCTTGCACCATTTGACCAATAATTGCTAACATCGGCAATTTCATTAAGCAGCTACAGCTTTGATAACGGCAAAGTTAAAGACCGGCGTTTCAGTAGTAGTGCCGCCAGTAGTGCGGAATGTCAGGTTAAAACTTCCTGCCGCCACTGCTGTCACCATTAGGTCGTACAGATCAGTACCTGACTTTTGGTTTAAGATGATGACATCGGTAGCGGCCACGGTGCTGTTGGTCACGGTAAAGGTTGCCGCAGTCGTTGTTCCTGCTGCGCTAAATAAGGTGATTGCGCCTGTGGTTTTGTTCAGCGTTACACCTGTGGTGCGGCTGGTTGCTTGGGTAACAGTACCGCCTGCGCCTGTTGCGTAGCCAACGCCTGCCGTGCCAGATGATGTGACTGCACCAGTTACTGCTAGGCTTGTGCCAGTGGCTGCACCGATTACTGGCGTGGTCAACACCATGCCCGTGCTGGTACAAGCACTGATGTTGCCGCTGGCAACCGTTCCCAACGCAGGCGTCACCAATGCAGGGCTGGTGAACAACAGGGTTTTGCTGATGCTCTTGGTTGTACCAGCTTGGACGAATGGAACAATGTCGGCAGCGTTGATGACGGTAGCAACGGGCAGACCGGAGATGGCAACGGTAGTCATAAAATTATCCTAGCAGTTATGCTATACTTCCATTTAACTTAAATGGAGATAGACTATGGAAATATGGAAACCTATTTTTGGGTACGAAAATTTTTACGAAATCAGCAATCTTGCCAACGTGCGGCGTGTCGGTAGGGCTAAAAAACTTGACGCCACAAAAATTCCCGCTGCAAAACAAATGTTTGAAAACGGTGCGTTGCTTCGAGAAGTTGCAGAATTTCTTGGCACTAGCAATGCTACCGCCAGCATGATTAAAAATGGAAAAACTTGGAAGGGCGACGCTGCGTACAGAAAAGTCAAAACATCTGTTGGCTCTGACCACTATTTGCGTTTTGCTGCGTGTAAAAATGGAAAATATACCAAAGTTGGAGTTCACAGGGCTTTGTGGGAGGCTTTTGTTGGGCCTATTGAAGGTAGATTGGAAATCAATCATAAAGACCTTAACCGTGTCAATAACTGCCTTGACAATTTGGAACTTCTTACCCATCAACAAAATATTCAACACGCAATTGACGCCTACAAAGCCAAAGGACTGTTGCGTGCGGTAAAAGGAACCAAAGGATTTATTGCTGGAAAACATAGTGTTTATGATAACAAGTGACTACATATTGCCAGCGTAGATGTTGTAGCGTTGACGATTGGCAACAATGCCGTAGGGCATTGCCATCACATCGTCAGGGTTGTTGATGCGCTTGATGTTGCGCTTGGAGGTCATGGCAATGCGCGAGACTTGGGGGCTTGGCTCGACGCCAAACTCAGCGGCAATCTCACAGGCTAGGTTGAACCTGAAGGCCCGTAGGTAGCCTGGTGGGAACGACAGCGTAGTCGCAAGCACTGCTGGCTGCATCAATTCTTCCACCGATATGATGTGCCATTCCAGCGGTGAAGTTGGCACAGGGTATACCGTCATCGTAATGTCGGGGTAGCCCATGTTGACATACAGCACTTGCGGGTAGGTGCTGGTCGTGTTCTTGACAGCAATGCCGTTGTACTGCTGCTCGTTGATTATTTTAATGCCATACGAAGTACCGTTTGAGGTATCTTTATAGTAAGTAGCATCGTCAACCAAGACAGGCCGGTTGCCGACAAAGTTACCTGTTGGGCCTAACGTGCGTGTAGCTTGATTTACAGGCCAAGTGAACACTTGGTCTTGCGTTGTGAACACCGACAAACGCTCAGTGTTCCATGAGTCGATCATCTGATTCATTGCCGACAGTGCGTCAGCAGACGTAGCGGCTGAAGGCGTTTCAGCCTCTGCCAACATCCCAATCAGGCGCAACGCCCCGTTTATCTGGTCGCCAGCAGATGTGGTCATACCTATGCTCCTACGTCAACAACCTCAACTCGGGGTGGCCTGCCACGGGGACGTTTCATTTCGTTCACCGTGACAGGCTCGTCTACCGCATCTACATCAAACCTCACCCAGCCGTTCTTTTCATCATAAACGGCTTCTGCTTCCATACACGCAACTTTTGTCCCATGCACGGGGTGACGTAAGTAAATGACTGCCATCTAGCTTACTTCAAAAAGGCCGAGTAAGCAGCATCGCCAGTTTTTACGAAACGGTAGGTGTGCGCGCCATGACGGCCCACAGTTACCGAACCAAAGACCGTGATACCTGTGCCGGTTGTGACCGGAACAGTAGAAGAAGCACCGCTGTTGTTGTCGTTGCAAATAGTTAGATCGAAAGACGAACCAACTTTTGCGCTTGTGATAGCTGCGTCAAGCAACGCTGCGGTAGGCAGTGTCACAGTCAACGTAGCATCCGAGGCTTTTTTGCAAACAACCAAACCAACTGCCACTTGATCCGCAGTCAAAGTTGTGTCGCCGGTCAAAGTAGCTGGGATGGTTTGAACCCCCATTACTGCTTCAAGTAGGTTGCCGTCACCAAGTTGTTGACCGCCTGCACCATTAGGAAGAGCCATGATAATTTCCTTTCAAATGAGTTAAATCAACCCCACAGACGGCAAGCCATCTGGGGACGAATAGTGCTGAAACCGTAGAGTACGTCAATACGGCAAGGCATACGGTCGTTGTTGATGTCGTAATCACGAATGATACGCAAACTAATACCGTTATGCACCGCACGAGCAGCCATATCTACCCCGGTTGGCAAGACCAAATCTGCCGTAGCAAATGCGATTGCGTCCTTGTGGTAGATCATGTTTTGCGGATAGGCAGTAGATGCTGTACCAACAAAGGTCACGGCAGCGTTATCAGCGGGGAAGCTGTTAACGGTAGCCAAGGCGCTTGTGCTGGTGTAGATTGGTGGGCTGATTGCCATGTTTGCCAAAGCATTGCTAACACCAGTTTGTGCGGCAGTCACAACAAATTGCTGTAGCGAACCAGTTGACTCACGGGTCTGTGGGTTAACTGCAAACACGTTTGCAATCGTAAACACATCACCAACAGTCACTGTGTCAGTTGCACCAGTAAGGCCGTCGATGCTAATGGTCGATTGGCCTTGGGTGCTGACAGCACCGTTAACCAAAATCGTACCGGCACGGGAGCCAGTGGTGTGAACCTTGATGGATTGGCTCATGTTGATTTCGTCAAAGCCCAACACGCCAGTACCCATCATGCCGTTCTTAAACTGCTTGCTGATGGTGTCGGTGGGATTAAAGAAACCAGACAGGCCGTTGACCAAGCCAGCGTTTGCAGCAGGGTTGACGGTAGCGTAGCGAGGAGCCATACCAGCAGCCGATTCGTTGAGTTTTTGCTGCGCTTGCAACAGAACCAAAGCGGTAGCGGGAGAAGTTCCAGGAGTGCCAACCGTGTTGAAAATGGCTTTGTAGGCATTAGCAACGTCAGCGTCAATGCTGGAGGCCAACTGAGAGATACGGGGCTTGAGAACCCGCTCTGCAAAGTCGTCCAACGACAAAGTTAACTCAGCGGTGGTGAAGTTCACACCAATGTGCTTTTGGGTAGAAACCGTCAGCGTGGTGCTTTGCTCGGCATCGTCCTGCACTTGCAGGGCTGCACCGTCAGTCACCAGAGCGCGATCAGGCAGGCGGATACGCAGGGTAGAGCCGATTTTTGCACCACTAACAGCAAAGCTGTCATCGTACTGTCGGTTTACGTTGCGGGTGATTACCAGGTTGTTCTCAAGAATCTCAAGAGCCTTCCGAGTAATCATGTCAATGGTAAGAATACTGTTAGCCACGATTTTTCCTTAGAAAATAAATTAAAACTTTTTCGCCTGCAACGCTTTCATCTGCCGCGCTCTGTCGGCCTCAATCCACTGGCTGGTACTCATGGTCTTAATAGACCGTGGGTCAGTTGTGTCAAAAGACCCAGAACCCACCCCTCGGGCGGTAACTGGTGAAATCGGTTCAGGCGCACCAGAAGTGCGCTTTTGGACGGGGTTTTCGGCTAACCTAGCCTCAAGTCGTCCAATCTCTTTAGCCTGCAAAATAGGCGCTAGTCGAGAAATACGATCTGCCTCTTTCGGATTTGAGCCAAGGTGATAAACCAAGTCAGGCCCAATGTCCGACGATTGAATCGTCTGTGCCATCACGGTTGTGATCTTCAGGTTTGGGTTGTAGGCAACTTGTTCAAAGTCGCTGTATTTAGACCTAGCCGTTTCTTCACGTTCGTGATACCCATCAAGAATCTCAGCTTGCTGTTTCTGGAGTTCCCGCTGCTCAATCAGTTTGTAAGCCTTGGCTTCTGCGTAAGCATCGACCGACTCAAACTGATCTTGCGGAGGTAAGTCCACTGCCACTGCTGGCGCAGGCTGTCGCTCTCGTTCCCACTTTCGCTGCTCTCTTGCGAGGCGTTTACCAATAGCGGCGTCAAGTTCCTCTTGCGAGAATGTTTTAGCTGCTACTTCCGGCGTTTCAACTACAGGTTCTGGAGTAACCGCCGTGGTTTCCAGTTCCGGCGCGGGGGCTAATTCCGCTACTTGCTCTACTTCTGACATTTTTGAATCCTAAGATTCCCTGGTCATTGGGCCAGTACAAACATTATAGTCCTTGTCCAGGAGTGATGTAAAGAGTCGTGGACGATGCCGCTGTTGCGGTAAAGAATGAGGTCGGCGGGAAGTTGAACACTTCCACGGCCCCAGCTACAATAGGGATGCCGTTGCCGGTGGTGGTGACTGCTGCGGCATTGGTAACCGCAATAGCCGCCGTTGCACCAACACCTAAGAAGGCGGTTACCGACCCCACGTTGACCACTCGGTACTGGTTGGTGGGCGGTGTGACTGCCGTAAAAGTCGGCAGAATCTGCACGGCTGTTGGAGCGCTTGAATTAGCGGTCACTACAACGGTTGGGCCGTTTGGAAAAAATGCGGATTGTTCGTTAGCCATCTCAAACTCCTTGTGCAGCTTGTGCCGCCTTGTAAGCCGCAACCACAGCCGCCGTATGCGTTGCAGCACAGATGGCCTTCACACGGGCGTCCTGCTTGCTGTAGTCATCGCCAGGGGCAACGACATGGCGGTGGAAGTTGCCACTGATCTGTTTGCCATCTTCCATGATGGCGGTTTTGGTGCGAACTTGCACATTGCCGTTTTCAACAACTTCAATCAGATCAACAGAGATAACTTTTTCTAACATGATGCTTTCCTAGTATGACCCAAGAATCCACTTGGGCTTTGGTTTAACAATCGGTTGCGCCAGCGAATTCTGGCAAGGTTTTCAGGTAAGCATATGTCTGAGCAATAAAATTGCCGCTGTCCATGCTTGGAGCAAAATTGTAGTCTTTGCGCATTAAATGTTCGCCCGTCGTTTCGTCTTTGAAAGTGACAGCAGCTTTGATGTTTGCCTTGTCACCAGCCACAGACTCTACTTTGATGTACAACGGTGGCGTGGTTATTGTGGTTTCGCCTGTTTTAACGACAATGCCAACACTAGAAATAAAACCAACGCCAAAAATTACAAGTGATTTTTTAAGTGCCATAATTTTTTCCTTTAATTTATATTGCAGTTTTACCGTGTGCCACTAGCACTTCAATAACTAAATCTGACCCTGTTGGAGAAAAGCCAGCAGAAGTGTTTAGATCAACTGAAAGCGTACTACCAGCAGCAACAGAATATTTTAAAATATCTGTTCCAGAAAATACTTGGTTTGCTGTTTGTACAGGCACAGTCGGAAATGATAATTCTGCAAGAGCAGAACCATTCACTTTTGTTGAATAGTAAAAATTGCCCGCAGAAATAGTGTTGGTGTAATAGGAATTAACCCCAATAACTTTTCCTGTTGTTGGCATTATGTACAACCCGCCAGAAATTGCAGCCTCAGTTGGCATTGGGCTATATGCAGTATTAGCGGCAACTGCTTTTTGAACAAATCTATACGAAATTACATTTTTATCTGTTTGCGAAACTTTAGGGTAAAAATTTGTTCCCAACAGCCCGCCAATAAGCATTGCTGCGGGAAAAGAACACCCGTTAATTAACAAAACCCCAGTAGACGTTACAGCAACCTGTGAGGTGTTAAAAAGTAACGGAGCTACATTAGTTGTGCTAAATCGGCAATTTAAAAGCGTTAATTTATTAACGCCAGACCCTTGCCCGAAAAATGTTTGCCTCGCATATCCAGCAAAAGAGCAACCATCAAATATAACTGCGCTGTCTGTCGTGGCACTTGATTCTAAAACGCAATCTAACGTGTTGTTGGCTTCAAAATAGCAATCATTAAAATTAGAAATCATGAATGAAGAGGTAACGACACCAGTATCGCACGCCTCAAAAATACAATTTTCAAAATTAAATTGGTAATCTAAATTTGCTCCATAGCGGCAATAATGAAAATAGCAATTTCTAAAAACAGTTGTTGTTGCTGGGTCATTTAAGTAACCAAGTCCTGCTGCCAAACCATTTCCTAAATAGTCAACCGTTGGGCCTACGCTTCCAGGGCCATTGCCGCTAATTTCAATTTGCTGGTAAATGTTATCTATGCCAGAGCTTACTAGCAAACCAGTATTGGCAAATCCTTTTTGACCATAAATGGATATGTTGTTAAAGTACCCACCATACGAATGCCAAACCCGCATAGCGGTTAAAGTGTTAGTGTCAGTCTGAATTCTGATGTTTTCGATGCGAGTGTTATAGATATTTGTTCCATTGACAGTAGGCGCAACACCAACATCTAGGGCTTTGTCTGTGCCATAGTATCGGATAATTGGGCCTTTGCCAGTAGTATCTGTACCCAAAGGAATTGAGCCAAGCCCACGGATACTTGTTCCGCTTACTGTGACAGTTAGCGGCGCTGTTGTTCTATAAATTCCTGATGGAATTTGAATTTCAATTCCGTTGGCTGCGCCATAATTAATGGCTGCTTGAATAGCCGTTGTACTATCTGCAACCCCTGCAGGATCAGCACCGTAATCAAGCACATTTACTGGCGAACCAGTAATCATTGAATATGAGGCTTTTGTCAACGACATAACTTGTCCTTTTACACTTGGTAAATTATTGTTGCATAAACAATAGAACTAGATAAGTCTACGTTCGTTGCCCCAGCGGTTGCGTTATTTTTATCGAAGATGAACGTTGTTACGCCAGCCCCAGCATAAATACCGCGCATAGTAATTACAGCAGTAGTTGCAGCAATGTAGCCTTGAACGGTTGCGCTTCCGTAACTTCCAGATGTAAAAGGCAACCCGCCAACAATAGCAGTAAGAATGCTTGCCGTTACGGGGTAAGTAATAGCCATGTTGCAAGTAACCAATCGCCCAATTTTTGTGTATGTTGCGCCGTTAATTCCTAAAGTTAATCCAGCACCAGATTGATCGCTAGGTGTCCAAGTGCCTTCCTCATAGTCAGCCAGCAACTCGCTAGTCATGCCAGCAGGATGGCTGGTAATAGAAAAGTCAATGCCTTTGCCAGATGTGCCAATAACTAGGTTGCCAGTGGATAGGGTAACGTCGCCCGACAGCGTAGGCGAGGCAGACAGTACCGTGTTGCCAGTGCCTGTGCTGGTGGTAACGCCTGTACCGCCGTTAGCTACTGGTAATGTGCCTGTAATCCTGCTGGCGTTAATGACTGAATTTGCTACTTTTAACATGGCGATTCCTAGTTGTAAACAACTTCAATGATGGATGTGTCGGGCGGTGCTTCGGTAAACGTTACCGTGCCGCTAGTGACCGTATAAGTGTTGCGGTTTTGGTAGACGCCGTTGATGTAGATGGCAGTAAAACCATTGACCACCGAGAAAGCAGTTGTTGTTCCGTCACCCGTAGCATTAGAGGCAAAAGTGCTGCCGTTAATGTTGTCTACCGTCCAGATTAACACGCCTACGCTGGTGTAAAGGGCAAACTTGTAGATGCCACCTTCTAGCCACACATTGGCCTCGCCACGGCTGTCCAAGACAATGGGGTTAGTGTTAGCGCTGACGCCAGTGGAATCGGTGTAGGTGGCTAATGGTGTAGTCGAGCCAGCTTCGTAGGTGTACAGCAGCCCACCGGCCAAAGGTGCGCCGTTGGCATCAAAGAATTGCAGCTTGGGCGTGGGGGATAGTGATGTGGTAGCCATATTACATACCTTGGTTTGGTGGCGGCATTATTTCAGGTGGCATCATCATTTCCTGCGGCTCCATTGGCATAGAACTCATCAGATCACCGCTGGTAATCATGCCTTGCACAGTACCCAGCACAATCTCTTGTATCTGGTCAGGCGTCATGGCAGCGGCCATTGCGGTCATGCGTTTGGTTTCTACATCGTAGGCTTTAACCTCAGAGTCAAACCGCTTGATCTCCAAAGTCTGCGCTTCCATTGACTCTTGGACGTTTTGCAGCATTTCTTGCATCTGCTGCATTTCCTGCCCCATTGCCTGCATCTGCATATTGGCAGCTTGCAGGGCTGGGTCTTCATCGTCGCTCAAGAGTTTGGGGTCAATGGTCTTAGCCAGCCGTTTAGCTAACTCATCTGCCCCAGGCCAATCCATTGCCTTAACAAACAAGTCGCCTGCAATCTGCATAAGCGCCGGGTTGCCTTGCAGCAGTTGGGCCATTTCTTCTCGTGTCTCTTGGCGTCTGGTGCTGTAGCTGGGGCCGGTCGTCACCACCACATCGTACTTGCCAACATTGGGGTTGTAGATTTTGTCAATCTCAATGCCTTCTTGATTGACGATCCGCTTGACCGGCATCTCTTGCGACGGGTCAATCTTTGCCATCTCAGTATCGCCGTCCTCACCAATGATTCGGGCAATACGCTGGGTATCGTAGATTTTGGGGATCATGTCCACCAGTTGCCGGGTCACATAGCGTATGGCACGGGCTAAGTTGTCAACATAGTGATAGGTTCCAACGTCACCCTCGCGCTGACGGGCTAGGATGGCCTTGCCGCTGCGCTCGTTACCGCCCATGCCCAGACTAGCGTTGTACTGCCCGGTTGCGGCTTTAATGTCTTCAGATGCCCCCGATTTGGCTTGCAAAAGGCCACTAGAGGCCATCGGAGGCTGGGCACGTTGTGGCAGTGGCAGAGTAGCGCCAGCGCCATCAGTCACATCTGGGTTGACCTCAAGGTAGGGCCAGTTGGTGGTGTTGGCTGTCTTCCACTGAGTCTCGTACCCCTCGAACTGCCCACCGTAGCCAATAAACGGAGCCTTGGGCGCCAGGGCCAGCATCTCAGCTTCCTGGCTCACCCAATAGTTGTACATCCGCTGGGCGTCCTTGGCATTCCGCACCAAACCCGAGACATAAATCTGCCCGTTGACCTCAAACTCATTGCCCACCACCCGCACAATGGGGATGTACTTACCCGCCCAATCGCGCTTCTCCAGCACCTCGTAACCGTTGGTCTTGACCCAGCAAACCTTTTCCCGCTGCGAAATCCGAGTCTTTAACGGCTTGCCGTAAAGCATCTTAAGTTGCTTGTCATCAGGCGTGTTATTAAACGCCGTGATGTTGTTGGGGTACAGGTTGAGTGTCTCGGCCTTGTACTCCCGATAAAAGTACTCCGCAATCCGGACAGTCTCATCGCGCAGCCATTGCTGTAGGTCTTGATCGCCAATCCCAAGGGACTGCAAACTACTGATAGGCGCAGCGTCTGGGTACAGGCGCTCGTACTCGTCTTTCGGTACATCGTCAGTGACAAAGCACCACCGCGCATCCGCACCGCATGGGTCTTGGATTGCAGGATCCATGTAGACCGAGAATGAGTTGCGAATTCGGCCAATCTTGAGTTCCTGGTCAAAGCTGTTCTCATCGCAGTACTCAGTTAGTACCCGAATGTAGCCTTCGCCATAGGTAACCTGGTTCTCGCAGGCGGTTGCGTAGGCAATGTCAGCGTCACTGATGTACTCAATGTGCCGCACAATACCGTTGAATATCTCCGCCATCTCAGGGTCAGCAACGTCATCCGCAGGTATAACTTTGCCGCTGGGCTTGTTGTACCGTTGGTCGTTGGTGACTTGCCGAACGTGCTGTGGCAGCTTGTTGATAGTCAGGCAGGGACGGGCGTTGATAGTCTGCCCTTGGACGGCCCCGCGAGTCGCCAGTACATCAGCAGGCCACTGCCACTGGTTGTCTGGACTACCCGCCATAAACCTCAGGTCATCGAGTTCATTGTTGCGCGAGTCGCTAAAGGCATCTATCGCCATCGTCATGCGCGAACGCATGGTGGACAGCATATCGCCGTACTCTTTGTCGTCGCCGCCGCCCCCACCAACATCGGCAACCTTGCCAACCTTGTTAATGCCGGTGTAGTCAGCCATTATTTTTGCGCCTTCTTTTTGACCGCATACGCTATCGCCACGGCCTGTTTGACAGGCTTGCCTGCCTTGACCTCGGCCCTAATATTGGCTTTAAACGCCGCAGGCGTAGGTGACTTTTTGAGTGGCATGGCTATTTTTTCTTCGCCGTCTTGGCCGAATTTACAAAATCTTGCTTGCTAGGCGCTGCCTTGCTGCCGACTTTGTTCATCTTCTCGCCAGAGCCAGCCTTAATACGGGCTTGTTTGGCGTTGATGTTGGCGTAGAGGCCGGGTTTTGAGGTCTTCATGATTTCTTCCTTGCCATAGGTTTGTGGAGGCTAGGTTCCATCTTCTTTTCCATAGCGGCATAGGCTTTTTTGCTTGGGGCCATTTTCTTTTCAGCAGCCTCCATTTTTTTGGATTCGCCTTTGCCAAACGGATTCATTTTCTTTGTAGCCATGATTAGCACTTCCATCGTTTAAGGGCTGCTTTAGCACGTTCGCCATCTTTGGCATTCGCCGCTACTGCACCCATTCTTGCACAAAATGAATCCTTGCGGCCTTGGTCTGCCTTGGTCTTGGGGTTAGGCGCAGGAGCCTTCAAGTTAGAGCCAGTGGCTGCATTGTAGACAGCCCTACCCTTGGCAGTCAAACCAGCGCCCTTGGACGTTGGCAGCTTCTCGCCACGCCCAACTGATAAAGATACGCTTT